CTATTAGAGGGGGCATGTGATTCATCAATGAATAAGGGTGATGAAAGACAAAAATTTTATGTTGACAATATAAAAGACTTTTTTAAAGATATTGTTGAATTAAAATCATCATCGGGTAGGGGGGATTCTGCCGATATGGACGAGGGGGTTGATGTGTGGACAACACATTCAATTGATAATATTTCATTTCAGAAAAAAACACATCAAGTAAAAGGAGTTGGTACAATAATAAAAGTGGAGGGGGGATATAAAATAAAAGCACCGTCGGTAAGTAGAACATCAAGATGTGATTATTTTGTTTTTGTTGTTGGTGAAAAAAGAATTTTAGTGTTAAGAAAAGACTATACTAAAATGAAATTTTTTGATGGAACAGGATATATTTTTTTTGATGAGGAATTAAAACACGAAGATATTTTTTACAATGAATAAATTTAATGAATTAGTACAACTGTGTGGGATAAATGACATAGAATTTAAAATCACTAAAGAAGGTGAAACAAATAGTGTTGAGTATAATAAAGAAGAAAAAAAATTCTTTATCAATATACCAAATGATAAGGATAAGGAATTCAATAATTTATTAGATAAAAAGATTTTAGAATTAAAAGAGGCTCTTAAGTAAATCTTTACTAAAGGATTCCGAATATTCGCCGTCTCCCATTACTTGGTCAATAACACCTTTCTTCTTTTGTAATATATTATAGATAATCTTTTCAACGGTGTTCTCAAATACAGGATAGTATACGAGAACACTATTTTTTTGTCCATACCTATAAGCTCTATCTTCCGCTTGACTATGATGTGCGGGTACAAATGATAAGTCATTCATAACAACAACCTCACCCGCCGTTAATGTTATACCAACACCACCAGCAACAATATTTGATATGAATATTTTTACCTTATCTTCATTTTGAAATCTATCAACACTCTCTTGTTTCTTTTCCTTAGACATACTACCGTTTAGTATTACAGAATTCTTTTTGTATTTTTCATGTAACATATCTAATGACATTGTAAAGTTGGTAAATACAATTACTTTTTTTCCTTGGTCTAAACATTTGTCTATAATCTCACAAGTGTATGGAACTTTTTCATAAGCAATAAGTTGTCTAATTTTCATTAAACGATTTAAGGTAACACTAATAGTTTCATTGTCCTTCTTATCATTACTAATTCTTGTAAACTCTTCTAACTCCTCATCATACATTTTACTTGTAAGTTCCACAAAAACAGGAGTAACAATTTTTTCGGGTAAATCAAGGATATCGATTTTCATCCTACGTAGAACATATGATTTAGTACGTTCACGTAATTCATCTAAATTACTAGCTCCACTTGTATTCCACACTTTTCTATTTCCAACCGAAAATTGATAACCTTTACAATATCTACGAACATATGATTGCCAATTTAATGCTAATGGTGAATCAACAATTTTAAGAAGATTAAAATAATTTATTGGACGAGATGTCATGGGTGTACCCGTTAATAACCAAACTCTTGGTATGGTTTCCAATACATCATTTAATAAACGAGTTCTGTTAGCGGTTGTATTTGAAACATAATGTGCCTCATCCACAATTGCCAAATCAAACTTTTCATTTACTAATAATTTATAATCATCACTATCTTCACTTTTTTCTGTTGTATGATAATTCTTTAATATATCGTAGTTAATAATATAGTAATCAAAAGTAGATCCCCACTTACGACCTTCCACTATTAAAACTTTTTTATCTGTGTAATTTTTAATCTCTCTTTCCCAATTTATTTTAAGGGATGCTGGACAAACTATTAAAACTTTCTTTACATCACACTCCATTGACGCAATAACCGCAGCGGTAGTTTTTCCGAGACCCATATCATCGGCTAAAATAAACTTATCATTAGCTAATAACTTTTCAATGGCGACCTTCTGATGTTCCATAGGAGGACGACTATCATACTTTGAGTAATCTATGATTCTATCTAATTTTTTCTCTTCTTGAACGATTGCCGCCTTAGGTAACCACATTGCGTGGTTTTGTTCACTATCTATAACTTTACCCCAAATATGAAACGCTTTCTCAGAATCACATAATAGTTTTTCACACCAAATTTTTTCAGGTGGTTTTGGAAGTAGTCTGTCTTCCATTATTTTTTCACCAAATGTTGAAACAATATTAATGTACTTTCTCGCTACTTTTGGTACCACATCTTTATACTTTAAAACATATTCAGATTGTGGTCTTGTTAATTTAAAATTCTTAATATCAACAAATTTTTTCTTCCAATCTAACAATTGATTGTTGGAACCTTCGTATGTTGATAGTACTTCTCTTGCTTCTATTTCTGGAATCATTTTTGACATCTTTTAAAATATACATAAATAGAATGGAAGATTAAACTATTTATTAGAGTATGGACAATAAACTACCAATTACAAGATTATCTAAATTCATATCCCAAGACGATTTTGACATCAATATACAGATGGGTCAAGAGTATCTACATGGTGACATTAACTTTAAATTAGTGTTATATCGTGTGGATAGACAGAAAACGACTGTAGATGATGTATATGCTGAGGTTGGGATGGATGAGATTAAGTATTTCCCACCTATGGAGTTTAACGCATTAGTTAAAATTGAGGAACCGAAGAATTCAACGTATAAAAATGGTTTATTACGTTATAATGAACCGGGTAATATGATATTATCTGTTTATATTAAACATTTAAGTGAATTGGGGGTAGATATTAGATATGGTGACTATGTTGGATATCCTGAATCTGAAACAAGAACAAGATACTACACAGTAACCAATGACGGTAAAGTTACTTCGGATAATAAACATAGTATGTGGGGTTATAAACCACATTATAGAACAATAACTTGTGCACCTGTACAAGACAAATCATTTAGAGGAGTATAATATGCCATTACCAAAAAGGAAGACGAATTTATCGGTTTACAAGGGTCAGGAATTAACCAAAAGAAGACAAGAGTTATTGGATAAAATAACTAAGTCCGACACGTTTCTTCCCGACTCAATATTACATGATGATTTAGATAGAGGTATGTTAGATTATGTAAATGAAACATTCGTTGTTGAATCTGAAGGTCATCGTATTCCTGTGATTGATAAAATATTAACAATACAAAGATGGGGTGAGTTTGCTAACAATTGGGAATTTTCTGATAAGGACGGGAATATGGAATTACCATTTATTGCTATCATTAGAAGACCTGAAGTTCAATTAGGTACAAATCCATCAGTACAAAGAACAATACCTGATAGACACCAAATATATTACGCATCCGTACCCACTTGGGATGGAGCCGCGTTAGGTGCTGACATTTATACCATTCCACAACCAATACCTGTGGACATATCTTATGATGTTATTATTATTTGTAATAAGTTTAGAGATATTAACAAGTTCAATAGAAAGGTATTACAAAATTTTGCGTCAAGACAAGATTACACAACGATAAAAGGACATTACATTCCAATCGTTTTAGATAAAGTAGAAGATAATACACCTATGGACACATTAGAGGGTAGAAGGTTCTATATGCAGAACTATTCATTCACCATGTTGGGTTATTTAATTGATAGTGATGAGTTTGAAGTAAAGCCAGCTATAAATAGACTATTCACTATGTTCGAATTTGTGGTAGATACTAATTTAAAAAGTAAAAAAAGCTTTAATAAAGACAACGTAGTTCAAAAATCAACATCGGTTGCAGATGGATTACAAAAAATATTCAGTGTGGGTGAAAGTATTGGTGTATTATTTGATGTTTTAGTAAATGGCGTGGTTCAAACTAAAAATGTAGATTATTTACACATTGCTTACACCTCCAAAATTGAATTTATTCAAACTTCAGGACAACCTATTTTTCCGAATGAAGGTGACACCGTAACAATTCTTTATTATAAAGGTAAAAGTAATAAAATTGCGGGTGATAACGGTAAAATTTTACAATTTATTAGAGATGAATTTAATTATACAGGGGATGAACCTGTAGGTTTAGACAATAATCCAATTTACACTACAAGTTACGAATTTACAGAAATAATTACAGTGGAGATTAATGGTTTATCGGAAAGAGAAACCATTGGTTATGAAATTTATGATGTAACCACAAATGATATTGTAGTGAAGTCTATTAAATTATTAGGTCTGCCAGCAATAAATTCAAGAATATCGATAGGTTATCTATATTAAACAATAATATATTATGTACGAATATATAAAAGAGACTTACCCAAACCAAATTAATCGAGCGGTAGATATTGCTACCACATCATTTGTATCAAACGGTGATGAAACTCAATTTAGTGTTGGTGAGAATATCGGAACGTTATTTTCGGTTGCAATAAATGGTATTGCTCAAATACAAAATACAGATTTTACACACACTCAATTTACTTCTAAAATTACATTTCTTCAAACTTTATATCCAAATTCAATTATAACCATACAATACTATAAGGGTATTAATAGTGTTATGTTAGATAATACAGGTAAATTAATTCAATTCAGAAAAGAAGAGTTTATTTATACGGGTTCAACCTTATTTAACTTATCACAATCTATTAATAGTTTGATGACTGTTGAAACCAACGGTTTGGCGGAAGAAGAACTTGTGGAAGAGGGGGATGATGGGGGTTTTATAATTTATAGTGATAAACAAATCCAATACTTATACAATCCAGTTATTGGTTCTAAAATTAGTATTAGTTACTTTTTTTAATCATCACCATACATATCTTTCTTTTTAGGTTTACAATAGTCCTCTATCCATTTTTCTAAAATTTTATAGATTTTGAGTCCGTTTTTTTCACAATGGACTTTTAACATTTCATGGTGCTTTTCACTGATTTTTACGTTTTTTGATTTGTTTTCCATATGTAAAGATAAATAAAGATAAAAAAAGATAAATTACTATCTTTTAAAAAAAAGTACGGAAATCTTTGATAAAAACAAAGATATTTATAGATAAGTAATAAAAAAAATTAATCAAATAATTATCAATGGCAAATTCAAACAGAGTATTCGTGTCTCCAGGTGTCTATACATCAGAGAAGGATCTTACATTCGTGGCCCAAAGCGTGGGGGTTACAACATTAGGTTTAGTTGGTGAGACTTTAAAGGGTCCAGCCTTCGAACCAATTTTAGTTTCAAATTTCGATGAGTATAGAACTTATTTCGGAACAACGTCCCCTGAAAAAGATGGAGCGGGTCAACCAAAATATGAGTTACCTTATCTTGCAAAATCTTATTTACAAGAATCAAATCAATTATTTGTAACAAGAATTCTTGGAAAAACAGGATATAAACCAGGTATGTCTTATGGTATTAAAACTTTAGGTTCATTAACCGTGGATTTAACTCAAACTCCAAGTTCGACTACAGGTATAACTACACCAACAACTATTGACATCGTTAACCCTACTTATAGTACTTTTTATAGTAACTTATCAGGTAAAACAGCAACAGATGGTACTGACGTTGTAGATTATATAGTTTCAAACTACACTAATCTTTCAACTGGTGATTGGTTTACAATTGGTGCAGTTCCCGATAGTGAAACTTCAGGACTTTCATCGGGAGCGGAGAAAGTAGGACCAATAGGTGATTACACTTTAAAAAATTGGAATAACATCTATTGTAATGATTTAGGAACACAAGTTTATGGTTTCTTATTTGTTTATTCCGCTAGCAATATGAACTTTACCACTAAAAGATTCACATACGTTTCTTCACCAATTAATGATGGTATTGTTGTTGCAGCTTTAAGATCGAGAGGTCGTTATCAACCAGCAACAACATTAAATTTGGAAGTTTCTCTTTCATCTGAGGTAACTTTAACAAGTACAGAAATTAAAACAAATCCATATGGTGAGTTTACAATTAATGTAACTGGAGATACGGGTGGAGCAAAAACATTTGTATGTACATTAGATAAATCATCTAAGAAATACATTACAAAAGTATTAGGTGCTGAAGTTTATGATAAAGATTATTCTAATTTCCCTATATATGTTTTTGAAGAATATCCAAATTATCTATTATCCGCTTATCAAAATGGTTTAATTAGAGGTATAAGTACAACGCTCTCCTACAATCAAGAAGTGGACCATTTCTTAAAAGAATGGGACACACCAATATCTCCTATGGTTGTTTCTGAGGTTCGTGGTAATAAAGTAGATGATTTATTTGAAGTTATAACAATTTCAGATGGTGAGTCCGCAAACACTGAAGTAAAAATTACAATTGCCAACATTAACTTAGATAATGGTGAATTTGACATAGTAGTACGTGATTTCTTTGATACTGATGAAAATATGGTAGCATTGGAGAAGTTTACAAGATGTTCAATGAATCCTGAGGTTGCGGGTTATGTTGCAAGAAAGGTAGGTACATCTGATGGTCAATATACATTAAATTCAAAATACATCATGTTAAACATGTCAGAAAATGCACCGTCAAACGCATTTCCTGCAGGATTTAAGGGATTTGTTTCAAATGGTGCATTTTCAGGAAAAACATTAGGTAGTGTTATTTATAAAACTAAATTTTATGATTCAGGAGATGTAATGTATTATGAATCTGATGGTACACCTGTTCTTTCAGGTGGAGATAAAGTAAAGAGAGTATCTTTAGGACTATCAAGTCAAGAAGGACGTTTATTTGATACCGATTTGTTTAAATATAAAGGTAGTGAGGCTGTAAGTGCAACAAATGGTTTCCATTTATCTGTAAATGCAAGTGGTATAACTGGTTTTGATACTACCGAATACGATTTAGAATATCAAACAAACCCAACAACTAATAAGTTAACAAAATTAGCTTATCGTAAATTTACATTTGCATTAGGTGGTGGTTTTGATGGTTGGGATATCTACAGAAGTGTTAGAACATACGCTGGTGAATATATCTTTGGTAAAAATACATATATCGCTGGTAATGTTGATAATCTTGGTGTATTCAGTACTGCAGCAGGAAACTCAGATTATTATGCTTACTTAGAAGGTATACAAACATTCCAAAATCCTGAAGCTGTGGATATTAACGTATTCTCAACTGCAGGTATTAACTGGTACAGACACGAATCATTAGTCGCAGCGGCAATTGACATGGTTGAAAATGAAAGAGCGGACTCAATATACATTATAAACTCACCAGGACCTGACGATTTAAATTCGGCTACTGAAGTGGCAAATGCTATTGACGATTTAGCTTTCGATTCTAACTATTCTGCAACATATTGGCCTTGGATTCAAATTAGAGATACTGATAACGCTACACAATTATACGTTCCACCAACAGGTGAAGTATTAAAGAACATAGCTTTAACAGACAATATTTCATATCCTTGGTTCGCGGTGGCGGGTTATTCAAGAGGTATTGTAAACGCAATCAGAGCGTCTAAAAAATTAACTTTAGATGAAAGAGATGAGTTATACAAATCAAGAGTTAACCCAATTGCAACTTTCTCTGATACAGGTACTATTATTTGGGGTAACAAAACTCTTCAAATTAAAGAATCCGCATTGGATAGAATAAACGTAAGAAGATTATTATTAAGAGCAAGAAAATTAATTTCTGCGGTCGCTGTAAGATTATTGTTTGAACAAAACGATGACCAAGTAAGACAAGAATTCTTAAGATTGGTAAACCCTATCTTGGAATCAATCAAAAAAGAAAGAGGTTTGTACGATTTCCGTGTAAGTGTGTCTAGCGACCCTGAAGATATCGACGCGAACACATTGAGAGGTAAGATTTACATCAAACCAACTCGTTCTCTTGAATTTATTGATGTTGAGTTCGTAATTACTCCAACAGGAGCTTCATTTGACAATATCTAATCTAAAAGGAGATATAAAAGGAAGAGGGTATCAGAAATGGTACCCTTTTTTTATGGTTTAACGTATATTTTCGTACCAATTTTAACAGCGTTCAGTAGGTATAAGATATTATCATTTGAAACTCTAACACATCCATTAGAATGTGCACCACCTAAACCTTTCTCTTTGTTAGTTCCATGAACGTAAATTGACCTACTATATACGTTTTTATTACAATTTTCTAAACCAGTTAATTCTAAAATACCAGTTAAAACATCTGCAGTGTGAATTTCACCCGTTTTAGGGTCTTTTCTAGTTCCTGGCACATTAGGACCTAAAACCAAATCAACAGGTGTTTTTCCAACTAAAACTTGATATTTTCTTGGTGCTTTATATTTGTTACTAACCTTCATTAACCCCGTGGCGGTTGACCCACTATCTACACTATTAGAAAATCCCTTTGCTCCTGTTGAAACTCTTATTTCTTTAGTTAACGTTTTACCATTTTGAGTATAATACATGGTTTGATTTGGACCCCAAACAATCAACATCGGTTCACCACTCTTAATTAATTTACTATTTAATAAGATATCGTACAATTGTTTCCAATTTTTAGACTTACTTGTTATGTCCTCTTGACCACATAAAGGAGTGTCAGAATCCCCATTAAAGTAATTTTTAACCTTATTAATTGTATTACTGAAAAAATCTTGTTCGGTTATTAACTTAACCAATCTTCTTGTTTGTTCTTCTGAAAGTATAATATCCATACCATATAAATATAAAAGATTAAAATAAAGGAAATGTTCCACATAGTTCCACGAGGAACCTATTTTTATGAAAATCTTAAATTCGTAAACCCAGTATATACTAGAAAATACTAGAACTGGTTTTTATTATATTTATTGTTAGAAGTTTATTCTGGAACTAGATACTGGAGCCTGTAAAAAACTACGAAAAATAATTGACAAAGTCAAATACTAATAAAAAATTTATTTCAAATACCGACATATTTATAAGAAGTAAATAATACGAAAAAAAACTTAACAAATACAAAATGGCAGATTTATTAATGAAAATGCCGGTTCCATATGAACCGAAAAGACAAAACCGATTTATTGTTCGTTTCCCATCTTCATTGGGTATCAACGAATGGTACGTAACATCGGCTAAAAGACCTAGTGCTAAAATTAACTCAGTAGCAATTCCTTTCTTGAACACCTCAACTTATGTTGCTGGTAGATTTGAGTGGGAAACGATGCAAGTAACATTTAAAGACCCAATTGGACCTTCAGCGTCACAAGCGTTGATGGAATGGTTCCGTTTACATGCGGAGTCTGTAACAGGTCGTATGGGATATGCAGCTGGTTATAAGAAAGATATTGAACTTGAGATGTTAGACCCAACGGGAGTTGTGGTTGAGAAATGGATTTTACAAGGTACTTTCATTCAAGACTTAAACTTTGGAGATTTAGATTACTCAAGAGATGAATTAGCGACAATTACATGTACTTTAAGAATGGATAGATGTATCCAAGTTTACTAAGATAAAACAAATACACATACGAAACCGATATTCCTATTTAAGGGTATCGGTTTTTTGTTGTGTAGAAACTTTACTTTTAGATAATTATAGTTTAAACTTACTATATGGAAAATTATAATATAGACCCAACAATTTCTTACGATGTGGTGGAATTACCAAGTAAAGGTATTTTCTACTCAAATAATAAAAAAAGTTTAAGGGTTGCTTACTTAACAGCATCCGATGAAAATATCTTGGTAGCACCAAACTTATTACAGAGTGATACTGTAATTGAAGAGTTACTTAAAAGAAAAATATTAGATAAAGACTTCAATATTGATGAATTGGTTGATGAAGACAGACAAGCGATATTAATATTTCTTAGGAACACCGCATTTGGTAGTGAATATGAAATGGAGATGGTTGATGCTAAAACTAACTTACCATTCAAATTCACATTAGACC